TGTTTATGGGGAAAGAGCCCCAAAGAAGGGGCAGTATGCTCCTGTGATTGGTATTTTCTTGAGACAAATATCTGCTGGTGAACCTCTCACAATTGTTGGTGATGGTGAACAGAGAAGAGACTTTGTTTATGTTGGAGACGTTGCTAGAGCAAATATCATGGCAGCAATTTCTAATCTTGAATCGGATAAGTATGGTCAAGTTTATAATGTTGGAACAGGAAAAAATTATTCTGTAAATGAAATTGCCAAACAAATTTCTGATAATATTATCAATATTCCCCCTAGAGTTGGTGAAGCACGAACTAGCCTTGCAGACATTTCAAAAATAAAATCTACATTAGGTTGGGAACCAAAAACAAAAATTGAAGAATGGATACTAAATTACATTTAATAAATACTGCGGACATTTTTTTCATATGAAGTTTACAGTTTATTCAAAGGATGGTTGTCCTTATTGCACAAAAATTCAACAGGTATTAGTGTTGGCAAACTTACAACACGTTGTTTATAAACTTGGAACTGATTTTACTAGAGAAGAGTTTTATGCGGAGTTCGGACAAGGATCCACTTTCCCTCAAGTTATTCTTGACGACGAACATCAAATTGGTGGATGCACAGATACTGTGAAATACCTTAAAGAAAACAATTTTGTATGACAATAAATAGAGGTGTTGAATTACTATTGAGAAGGAGGAGACCGGAAGCACCAAAAACGTTTAAAGTGAGTTTTGGTAAGATGGTCTCTCTCTTCAGAAGAGAGTTTCACATCTACTTTGAATTTCATTTTAATGTAGTAAAAACAACTCTCGGGGGTAAATAAGATGGAAGTAGCAACACCTTATATTCTATTTTTTTCTGGCATTGGGATCATTGGATCTTTTTTAATTGGTGGAATTTTAGGATGGTTTTTAAATGAATTGGTATATGCTTTCCTCAATAAAAGCAAAAATGCGAACATACATCCCGAAATGTTTGACGAAAATGGAAATGTAATTCCGGACGAAATTTTAGCAGTGAGATTTGAAAATGACTACGACGAAATCGAAGACGAAGACGAGTGAAAATACTACTCTTCCAATCAACCCATTTGTATTTGAAGTTTTAGAACTTGTATCAAAACAAAGAACTAACTCCAAAAAAATTGAACTTCTTAAAGAATATCAACACGATTCATTAAAAGCAATTCTTATTTGGAATTTTGATGAAAGTGTAATTAGTCTTCTTCCAGAAGGTGAAGTTCCTTATGCTGATGTAAAAGATCAGAACGTTTATTCAGGAAATCTTTCAGATAATCTAAAAAGAGAAGCTTCTGGTGGAGAATCTGCATTTAAACAAGATTTAACACCTATCGGTAGAACTTCACTTCGCAAAGAGTATAGAAATCTTTATCACTATGTTAAGGGTGGGAACGATGGTCTTTCTACAATGCGTAGAGAAACTATGTTTATCAATTTACTTCAAGTTCTTCATCCTAAAGAAGCAGAAGTCTTGTGTTTGGTAAAGGATAAGAAGTTGCAAACTAAATACAAAATTACTCATGAAATTGTAAAAGATGCCTACCCAGATATTACTTGGGGAGGTCGTTCGTAATGTGTAGAGTATTGCATGAAAATTGCAATAAGTCAGTAGCAAAAGATAAAGGTTTACCTAATAATTCTTTTCTGGTTACTTATTTGATTGATGATGCCACAGTTTATGACATTGTTATATGTAACAAACGAGTAGATGTTTTTGATATCTATTGGGATAAGTATAGAGAAAACTTAAAGAATATTGAGTGGACTGAAGGAAGAGTAAATCCAAAATTGTGGGATTACAATCCAAGTGGTAAGAAAAAATGACAGATAATAATAAAGAAGATCTAAAAGTTTCTGTTTATCAAGATGAGGTAAAGAAACTTTTAAAGAAATACAAAAAAATTAAAAAGTATCAGAAGTCACCTTTATACGCAATAAAGGTGATGGACGGCACTGAAAAAATCATCAGCTCTTTATTGGAAGAAATAGAAAAAGAATAATTTTTAGCATGGGAAAACATTATCTACTTAATTTGTATGGATGCTCATTCGTTCTTTTGAATGATGAGCGTTGTCTTATAGATCTATTGGAAAACGCAGCAGTTGCAAGTGGAGCTACTGTGGTTCAGACTATCTCTAAAAAGTTTGAACCACAAGGAGTTACTGTAATTTGTTTGTTGTCAGAAAGTCATATCAGCATTCATACATGGCCTGAGGAAGGTAAGGCAGCAGTTGATGTTTATACCTGCGGAGACTGCAATCCAAAAATTGGATGCGATATTATTATTCAACAACTATACGCACAAAACCATACCCTCAGTTATATTGAGAGGTAACTAAATACACTATATCTAGAGAAGTATATGCTTTCTACACAGTATCGTCTGCGTCTTGAAGCAATTTGTGAAAAAATTGTTGCAAGTGAAGATGTCAGTTTAGAGGATATGATATGGGCTGAAAAACTATCAAAAGCAAATAGATCAGCAGCTACTATCCTAAGACAAGCAAGAAGACGTGCTGCTAATCCAGATATGCAAGAAGGAAGTCTAGATGACTTTATGAATGCTCTTGATTTGGGAGATCCAGATCCATCAAATCATAGAACAGGATTCAATGGTGCTGATGATATTATTGACTTTTTCACTGGTGATAAACCAGATGATTGGAGACAAAGAGATTAAAACTGTAACAAATGTTACAAATGAACTTGTATAGATAGTGTAAGTAGAGGTATAATAATCCTCTAACGTTCATCCTATGACTAAAGCACTTCTGCTTTTAGCATGGGTTCCTTTCCTCTTTGTTTCAACGCCACAAGCATTCAGCACCTACCAAGTTGCCGTTTCTTGTGACACTGCGATGGAACTAATGGACATCGTTAAAAACGACGATGTAGTATCACAAAAGATAGAGGACCGATTGTTATTAGAACTCCGAAAGGATTTCATAGTAAAGTGCTAAAACTGAATAGGACGGAAGTAAGCCGACGTGGAACGGATCGTTCATCCCACTGGGACGCAAACGCCGACTGAAGGAACGCTCTTTAGCCTAAAAATTAAGGAGAACCCGAATGTCAAAAGTTGTTTACAGAGGGTGTCAATATGACACCGAAGATGCAAAGAAAGAGTATGAAACTTGGTATCTCAAGACTCATGCTCCTGCTCATCCACAAAACACCTATCGTGGAGTAGCATATCGTCCATGCAAAAACATGGAGGTGCAGAAATGAAAAAACTTAACTTCCTACAGATCATTAAAGAGCAAAAACAAAAAGAAGAAAGACGCCATCAGGCACAACTTGTTAACGTAGGTGCAGGAAAATGATTGCTACGATTGCTGCTATTACTGGAGCATCAACAGCATTCATTTTTCTAATTTACCTAGAAGTTTTACTATTAAATAAGTGAATCATTCAAAGAGGGGTCTTGACACCCCTCTTTTTTTTAACTATAATATCTTTGTCAGGGTTGATAAAAATGGATAGAGAAAAGCTTAAGCTTATTGTCAGAAACCTTGAATCTCTGGTAGAATGTCTAAAGTCAGAGATTTATTCTGATATTGATTCATATAAAATGAATTATGAGGAAATAGCTCCTCACCTTGCTGACTACGATGAAATCTTTGAGGATAGTGATTTAGATGACTATGATTGAAAATACGGACTTTGAGTTTATGAAACCAGAAGTAAAACTCATTAGTGTTACTCCAGATGCAGAGAAACATATGGCTTACTGTGCTAGGGTAAGTAATCCTGCTAACCAAGAGAATGAAAAGTTTTCTGGTCTTCTCAAGTATTGTATTCAACATCAGCATTGGAGCATCTTTGAACAGGCAACAATGACTGTAGAGATTAATACTACAAGAGGTATCGCAGCTCAAATTCTCCGACATAGATCCTTCACATATCAAGAATTTTCACAACGATATGCTGACAGTACTCTTCTTGGTAAGACTATTCCTCTGCCAGAACTCCGTCGTCAGGATGATAAGAATCGTCAGAACAGTATTGATGACATTCCAGATTATCTAAAACTAACTCTGACAGAAGATATTCGTGTTCATTTTGAGCAGTCTATGCGTCTCTACAACCGTCTTCTAGAGAAAGGTGTGGCAAAGGAGTGTGCAAGGTTTGTATTGCCTTTAGCAACTCCTACAAGACTCTATATGACCGGTTCTGTAAGGTCATGGATTCATTATATTGATCTTCGTTCTGCACACGGTACACAGAAAGAGCATATGGAGATTGCGGAACTAGTTCGTTGTATCTTTACTTGTCAGTTCCCTGCAGTATCTGAAGCACTTGGTTGGAGTCGTGAGGGATGTGCTGATTGTGTAGATGCACCTTCTATTACTATTGAATAAATATTCCTATATTTTTATGTAACATATGGCAGTATATCCCGTTATTAATAGACAAACTGGTGAACAAAAAGAAATCGCAATGAGTGTTCATGATTGGGACCAGTGGAGAAAAGACAATCCAGATTGGGAAAGAGATTATTCAGATCCATCTACATTCCCCAATTTCGGGGAAGTGGGTGAGGTCTACGATAAACTTAAGAAGACACACCCAGGATGGAATGATGTTTTGAGAAAAGCATCAAAGGCTCCAGGATCCAACGTAAAACCTATCTGAACACATGGCAAGAAAGAGAAGAACTACGGACCAACCAATCGGAGTTGGTATGACCACAAAACAAATGAAGAGAAAGAAGCCTATCAACTCTCAGCTTCTTATTGACATTGATCCTTTAACAGAAAATCAGAAAAGACTTTTCAGTTCTTATGAAGGAGAAAAAAATCTAGTTGCTTATGGTGCTGCGGGAACTGGTAAAACATTCATCACTCTTTATAATGCTCTCTGTGATGTTCTAGATGAAAACAGTCCTTATGAAAAAATTTATCTAATTAGGTCTCTTGTTGCAACTCGTGAGATTGGATTTCTTCCAGGTGACCACGAAGATAAGTCTTCTCTCTATCAGATTCCTTATAAGAACATGGTTAAATACATGTTCCAAATGCCAGATGAAGCTTCATTTGAAATGCTCTATGGTAACCTTAAGACTCAAGGAACGATTAGCTTTTGGTCTACTTCTTTCATTCGTGGAACAACATTAGATAAGTCAATTATTATTGTGGATGAATTTCAAAATCTAAACTTCCATGAACTTGATTCAATCATCACGCGTGTTGGTGAAGATTCTAAAATTATGTTCTGTGGAGATGCTACTCAGTCAGACCTTATCAAAACAAACGAGAGGAATGGCATCATTGATTTTATGAAGATCTTGAATGTTATGCCATCATTTGATATAATTGAGTTTGGTGCTCAAGACATTGTTAGATCTGGATTGTGCAAAGAGTATATACTTGCAAAAATGGAACTTAATTTATGACCTTTATTCATCATAATTACTTAGGTGAACTTGAATTAGAAAAGAAAGAAGCAAACGGCATCCGTCTTTATAATCTTCCAAGTGGAGACTGGGTGCCTTCTATTACATCAGTCACTTCTTTTTATAATCGTCAGATCTTTGTGAAGTGGCGGGAACGTGTTGGTCTTGAAGAAGCAAATCGTATTACGAAAAAAGCAACTGCAAGAGGAACTGACTTTCACCAAGTCTGTCAAGACTATCTAGAGAATAAAGAACTTAACTGGGATGATTATCAACCCATGACAAAGTTTATGTTTCATCATGCTAAACCTTATCTTGATAAGATAAATAATATTCATGCAATTGAAAGGACACTCTACTCAGAATACTTTGGACTGGCAGGTAGAGTTGATTGTATTGCTGAATATGATGGTGAGTTAGCAGTTATTGACTTTAAAACATCAGAAAAAATAAAACCAGAAAAGTGGATTGAAAATTATTTCGTTCAAGAGATGTTTTATGCTGCTGCATATTATGAACTTACAAACATCGTTCCAGTCAAATTAATTACCATCATGGTAACTCCTGGTGGAGAAGTTGAAATATTTGACAAAAGAAACAAAGGGGATTATATTAAGTTATTAGTAAAATACATTAAAGAATTTGTTCAATTTAATTCCTATGAAAGATCAGATAACAAAAGTTCTTGAGGAGAAGTTTTTATGTTCTGATAAGTTTGCTCAAAAAATTGAAACTCTTGTTAGAGAAAGTAACTTGACTTATATTGATGCCATACTTCAGTTTTGTGAAGACAATTCTGTTGAAATTGAAACGGTTCCTAAGTTAATTTCAAAACCTCTGAAAGAAAAACTTAAGTATGAAGCAACACAATTAAACTTTTTAAAGAAGACTAGTAAAGCAGTTTTGAAATTTTGAATGACACCATTTGAATGTTATAAGACATACTTGGCATTTAAGAGTCATTTTACTAAAAAAAGTTTTGATTATCAAAAGTATTGTGGTAAATCAAGAGCAAGCTTAAATTCTTTTTATAAACGTAAAGATCGTTACTTTTTTGAAAAGACCTCAAGACAAAAGACTGATAAAGAAATTGAACAATTCTTTGTAGCAAATTTTTCTGCTGTTGATAATGTAGATAGTTTGTGGATCGGTGAAATTATTCGTGAAGGAGAAGCAAAATATAATCAGTGGCAGAAAAAAATACAATCTCTTTCATATTCATTTAAAGAGGAAACTCAGAATTTACTTGAAAATAAAAAAGTGGATGAAGTCTTTGACTGTTCCAAAGGTCATCCACAAGTTTTAAAAAAGTTTCTGAATGGTAATATTAGCCTTGAAACTCTGGTAATCTACGATAAGATATTGCTGTTTGGGAAAGACTTTGATAAAAAACTGAAAGACCCCGTGTGGGAAACCGTCAGTTTAAAAATAAAAAAGTATAGTCCCTTTCTAAATATTGATGTCTTCCAATATAAAAAAATATTACGGCAGATTGTAATAGGAGATTAAATGAGTTTCTTCAAATCAGAAATAGTTCAAGAAGAAGTTAGAAAAATATCTGAACTGCAACAAAAAGTTTATGTGAATGTCTTTAATTTTCCTATGATGAATAAGGAAGATAAATTGAAGCATATTCATTTACTTGAAGAATTAATTGAGAAACAAAAATTATTGTATACACGGATAAGTTTATCCGATGATTTAGAGGCACAAGAACTGAAAGAAAAAATGCATGATCATGCAGTCTCTATGGGTATGCCTAGAAATGTGAGCATGAATGTTCTTCTTGATAATATGGAAAAACTTCTGGAAGAAACGAAAAAACAACTAGAAAATAAATAACCACTCGGGCTTGACATCCCTGTCTGGGTCACCTAGACTAAAGAAGTCCCAAAGGCCAAATACGACTAATACGAGGTAATCTAATGTCTTTTGCAGATCTTAAAAAGCAATCTAAACTTGGTTCTCTTACTCAAAAACTTGTGAAAGAAGTTGAGAAGATGAGCACAAGTGATTCAAGTGTAGATGATCGTCTCTGGAAACCAGAGGTGGATAAAGTAGGAAACGGTTTTGCTACGATTCGTTTTCTGCCAGCACCTGAAGGGGAAGAAATTCCTTGGGTAAAACTTTATAGTCATGCCTTCCAAGGACCTGGTGGATGGTATATTGAAAACTCTTTGACAACTCTGGGACAAAAAGATCCTGTTTCTGAATACAACAGGACTTTGTGGAATAGTGGAAACGAAAGGGATAAGGAAACAGTTCGTAAGCAGAAACGCAAACTTTCTTACTACGCAAACATCTATGTTGTGAAGGACCCTGCCAATCCTCAGAATGAGGGTAAGGTATTTCTTTACAAGTTCGGTAAGAAGATCTTTGACAAAATCATGGGTGCAATGCAACCAGAATTTGAAGATGAAGAAGCAATCAATCCTTTTGACTTCTGGCAAGGTGCAAACTTCAAACTCAAGATTGTCAAGAAAGATGGTTACTGGAACTATGACAAGTCTGAGTTTGATCGTCCTGGTCCTTTGCTAGACGATGATGATGCAATGGAAGCACTCTGGAAAAAGCAATACTCTCTAAGTGCTATAACTGCTCCAGATCAATTCAAGTCTTATGAAGATCTTGAGAAGCGTCTAAAGTATATTTTTGGCGAAAAGCAGCAGTCTCGTAGGATTGATCCTGAAGTTGAAGACGAGGATAATGATCGTGGTTCTTACACTCCCGATTTCAGTTCACGAAATCAAAAGTCTGAACTTCCTACCAATCTTCGTGAAGAGTTGAATTCTCTTTCCAACTCATCTCAAGATGAAGATGAAGACGATGCACTGAGTTATTTCTC